GGATGTATGATCGTCTTGGTTCACGTTATACTCGTGCGTTGGCTCGTTCAATGGCACACACAAAACAAGTTAAGGCTGCTTCAGTTCTTAACAACGCATTTACCGCAGGTGCTTTTGCAGGTGGTGACGGTGTTGCATTGTGTGATGCGTCTCACCCACTTACTTCAGGTGGTACGTTTGCCAATGAACCTGCAACTGCTGCTGATTTGAACGAAACATCTCTTGAAGATTCTTTGATCAATATCGCAGGATTTGTCGATGAGCGCGGACTTAAAGTTGCATTACGTGGATTAAAACTAATTATTCCACGTCAACTACAGTTCATTGCAGAACGTCTGATGGTTTCCAACCTTCGTGTTGGTACAGCGGATAATGATGTAAATGCTTTAAGATCAATGGGTATGTTGCCAAACGGTTACGCCGTTAATGACTACCTAACTGATCCTGATGCGTTCTTCATTCTCACAGACGCTCCTCGTGGATTTATTCATTTCGAAAGAACTCCAATGTCAACTGGCATGGAAGCAGATTTCGATACAGGTAACATGCGCTATAAAGCTCGTGAGCGTTACAGCTTCGGCTTCAGCGATCCACGTTGTGTATTTGGTTCCCCTGGAGCCTAATATGTGATATAGGAGAATCTCCTCCGAGTATGATTGGGGCGACTTCGGTTGCCCCTTTCTTTTTGTTTAAAAGTAAGTTATCCTGTCACCATCCCTGACAGTTGCATGGGGCAGCTGACAAACCCAAGACAGGAGATCGACATGGGTACAACAACTTTTTCTGGTCCTATTAAAGCAGGAACCATCAAAGAAACTACTGGCACAACAGTTGGCACAAATGTGAAGAACACAGGTCAAGTAGTTATGGCGCAAACTCACTTAATTGACGTTTCTGGTGGAGCAATTGCTCAATCCGATACCAATGTAGTGCTTCCGGCAAAATCTCAAATTATTGACTGTGTGATTGATGTGGTTTCAGCAATTGGAAACGCAGCCGCAGTTTTAAGTTTAGGAACCTCTGGTGGTAACGATAACACCATCCTAAATGGATTTACATGTGCCACTGGTGGTGGCGCAGTTGGTAGAAAATATCCAACAACAGAAGCAGGCGCGACTCTAGGATGGTCTGATATAGGTGACGCAGACCTTCGTGTAACAGTTAAAACAACAGGTGCTTCAAATTCAGGATCAATTCGATTTACAATTCTGTATCAACAAGCCAGTGATTTAAGCTAATAGGAGGGCACTATGGCTGCTTCTATTTCTGCAAAGACAGTCACTGCGACTGGTACACTACAGGGTGGTCGAACTAGGTTAAAAGCATTTTATGTGAAAACTGCGGGTAGTGGTTCTCCTGCGGTTGTGTTCAAAAATGGTTCTAGTGGAGCAACGCTATTATCAATGGTGTTTCATCAAAGTGATGATAACCAGATTACCATTCCAGATCATGGTATGATTTTTAGTGATGAGTGTCATGTGACGCTTACCAATATTGATTCAATCACTGGATTCTTTGGGTAATACAATGGCAGAGCGTAAACGCGATAAGATGCCAAAAAGAAACAAGAAAAATTTCCGCCCCACAAAGAAAGGGGCGGGAATGACTGAGGCGGGAGTGAAAGCGTATCGCCGTAAAAACCCTGGCTCCAAGTTGAAAACGGCTGTAACTGGTAAGGTAAAGAAAGGTAGTAAGGATGCAAAGAGACGTAAGTCTTTTTGTGCTCGATCTGCGGGTCAAATGAAAAAGTTTCCTAAAGCAGCTAAAGATCCTAACTCAAGATTGAGACAGGCTAGAAAGAGATGGAAGTGTTGAACAAGCAAGTCACGATAACTGTTGTAACAGCTTTTATCCTTGGTGTTGGAGGCGTTGGATACAGTTGGGCAGATTGGGTTACAAAGACTTTAATCGCTGTAGACAAAAGAACTGAGGTCATGGCCTCACAAATTGATTTTATGAAAACGCAAATGGAGATACGGTATGGCAATGTCCAGGGCACAGATGCGACAGCAAGTTTCGAAGCCGCCTCAAAAGAGTAGAGGCACTCCGAAAGGTTTAACCTATTACAAAAAGGGCGGAAAAGTTTCGTCTAAATCTAAAGGTAGTAAAATTTGCCCTGAAGGTAAGGCTTGGGCAAAAAGAACTTTTGACACTTATCCTTCAGCGTATGCAAACCTAGCTGCATCTAAATATTGTAAAGATCCAAATTATGCTAAAAAATCGAAAGGCGGCAAACGTAAAGGTAGATAATGGCTGATCCTAAAAAAGGAACTGGTAAAAAGCCCAAAAAAAGTGGTCGTAGGCTTTACACGGATGAGAACCCTAAAGACACTGTTCCTATAAAATACGCAACAGAAAAAGATGCTAGAGACACAGTCGCAAAAGTAAAAAGAATAAACAAACCTTTTGCTAGAAAGATACAAATATTGACAGTTTTAGAACAAAGAGCAAAAGTAGCGGGAAAACTAAAACAAGCTCAAATCGCCAAAAAGGGTAAAGAAGCAATTAGAAAAAAGCGCGGTAAATCTAATGGGTGAACTTAAAAAATGGTTAGATCAGAAATGGGTAAGGATAGGAACAGATGGTAGTATCAAAGGTGAGTGCGGGACTTCGAAAGATAAAAAGAACCCTGACCGATGCCTTCCGGCAGCTAAAGCACGTTCTCTTTCTAAAAAAGATAGAGCTGCGACTGCAAAGAAAAAAAAGAAAGCAGGAAGAAAAGGCAAAACAGTCGTTAAAAACACCAAAAAAGCAGAAGTCAAAAACCTCAAAAACGGAGGTGAAATCAAAACAACCAAGCCAAAAAGGCCGTTCAAGGGGAAGACCAAGAAAGGTACAGCCGTAGCAAAAGGATGTGGTGCTGTAATGGAGAATCGACGTAAACGCACACAGGGTGCAGTTAGACAGTTTTGAAAGGAGACTGATATGGCGATGAAGAAGAAAGGCTACCGAGGTGGTGGCAAAGTAGGAATGAAGAAGAAAGGCTACCGAGGTGGCGGTAAGGTCATGGGCATGAAGTCCAAAGGCATGAAGAAAGGCGGTAAAGTTACAGCGAAGAAGATGACTGTAGCTCAACTTAGAGCCGCTGCTAAAAAAATGGGGTATAAAGTAACTAAAGCCTAATGCCTTATTTACAAAGTAACATCCCATATTTTAAATGTTGGGTTCGCCGTGAGTACACTCACAACCACGAGAAGTACCACGGCGAATTTTTACATGCCATGGCAGTTGCTGTAACAACGATGCCAAACAGGTCGCTTAGTTTTCAAGTTATCTTTACTGGATGTGAGGCAGAGGGAGAAGACGAGGACACAGTTCATGGTGGTGCTATGTGGGCAAGAATGCCAATAACTGCACTCGTTGCGGACATTCCGTTAGAGGAATGGCCTGAACCCATGGCGACACATGATGCGCAGCCTTGGGACTGCTCTTCACATCATCATGCAGTATATACGCTAGACAGGGCAACACCATGTCCTTGGTTAGCTAAGATAGATGGTCAGATGTTTCCCGCAAAGTATTTGTTTACCGTGGATTATACAGAAAGCGAAATAGCTGATGATCCGGCACAACATAAACAAAGTCATGTTTTACAACTGTTAGATGCCGGAGAGTGGACAGGAAATGTTGTGGCCTTACCAAACAATCGAGTGAGGGTAACGCATCCCGCTTGGTTTGCAGTAGGTGAAGGAGCACCAGACTTTAGACCTTCACAACATATACACTATTCAAAAAGTGATTTAGACTATACACTAGACGTGAATAGAGTGTTTGATAATCTTTATAATCAGGAGGATAACGATGAAGAAGATTAACCCTGAAACACAACCAGGTTTAGCTGCTTTAAAAAAAGAAAGCCCTGAAACAGTTAAGAAGATGGGCTACATGAAAAAAGGTGGCATGGTTAAAGGTTTTAAAAATGGTGGTGCAGTCGTAGTTAAGACGAACCAAAAACCACATATGAGTTGATGATATGACAACATCAGGATCAAGAGACTTTAATCTCAATGTAGCAGAGGTAATCGAAGAAGCATACGAAAGATGCGGACTAGAGGTTCGCACAGGCTACGATGCTAAGACGGCACGTAGGTCTATGAACTTGATGTTTGCTGACTGGGCTAACCGTGGACTTAATTTGTGGACTGTTAAAGAAGCAAATTTTACTGTTACTCAAGGGACATCTGAGTATTCTTTAGCGGCTGATGTCGTTGACTTACTGGATGTTGTTGTAAGACGCGACAACACGGATTTTGAAATACAAAGAATAAGTCGTAGTGATTATGCAACACTTCCAAATAAATCAACTCAAGGTAGACCTAGTCAATATTACTTAGACAGGCAGATCACTCCTGTGGTGTATTTGTGGTCTACTCCTGAAAATTCTACGGATCAGATTCGTTATTATTATATACGAAGGATAGAAGATGCTGACGCTCTTGTTAATACTACTGACATGCCTTTTCGTTTTTATCCTTGTATGGTGGCGGGGTTAGCCTACTACCTGTCAATGAAACGAGCACCAGATCGTATTCAGATGTTGAAGACTGTGTATGAAGAAGAATTTCAACGTGCAGCGGATGAGGATCAAGGTCGAACACCTTTGAAGTTGCAGCCTAGTTTGAGTTATCTGAGGGTGTAATGGCATACGCTAGTGGTAGAAATGCTTATGGTATATCGGATCGTTCAGGTCGCCGTTACCGTCTTCGTGACATGAAGACAGAGTGGACTGGCGCAAAAGTCGGTCCCGATGAGTTTGAGCCAAAGCATCCACAGTTGTTTCCACCAAGAGCGTTTCCAGATCCACAAGCACTACGTGACCCTCGTCCAGAAAGCGGTTTGCCAGAACAAAGATCCATACAACATGGGTATAATCCTGTTGGATTTAGAGACATACCAGGTGTAACACCACCAAATAACTTAGTTGCAGATGGAGAAGTAGGAGTTGTAACAATAACTACGTCAGATTCTGGTAATGATGACATTACACCATCTGGGGTAAACGCAAATGCTTTTGTGGGATCTGTTACAGTCAATCCTACTGCAACTGCTGCAAGTTTTGATAGCACGTCTGTGACTTTAGACTCTACCACAGATACATTTGATGAGGGATAGAACATGGCTTTACAAAGTGTAGGAATAGGAAGCAGTGCAAATGATGGGAACGGTGATACCCTTCGAGCAGGTGCAACAAAGATAAATGCAAACTTTACAGAAATATATGCAGCTCTTGGAAATGGCACAACCTTAACGGACATAATAGATAACAACGGAGTTATAGATGTAAGTTCTGGCGCAAATAAAATTGTATTTTATTATGCGGCTTTAAGTGATTTACCAAGTGCCGCCACATATCATGGCGCAGTAGCTCATGTTCACGCTACTGGAGGGCTATACTTTGCGCACGGCGGGGCATGGATTCGAGTAAATGATGAAACAACCGGCCCTGTAACTAAATACGTAGCAGGCACAAACGGTTCATCTGCGTATACATTTACTGGTCCTGGTGCTACGTCTGGAGATAATCCAAACTTTACTTTTTACAAAGGGCATACTTATCTCATAGACAACACGTCCAATGTGGGAAGTCATCCTTTACAAATTAGAACGTCTGCGGGAGGTTCTGCGTTTACTACAGGGGTTACAGAAAACTTTAATTCTACTACGGGATTAACACAATTCATCGTCCCACATGAGCCTAGTGACACATCTTTGGTGTATCAATGCACAAATCATGGTAGTATGGTAGGAAATATAACAATAGTGTGATGACATGAGCTTTACATATTTACAACTTAAAGATGCTATAAAAGCCTACACAGAATATGAAGAGACAAGCTTTGTAAACAACATACCATTGTTTATTCGTTTATCTGAAGAACGTATTCTTAAAAACGTACAACTCAGTTTGTTTCGTAAAAACGCAACGGCACAAACAACTAGCGGCATACAATATATCAAAGTCCCCTCTGATTTTTTGGCACCTTTTTCTATGAGTATGACTGGAGCAAATGGTGATAAGTTTTTTTTAGATTTTAAAGATCCTAGTTTTGTACAAGAATACACACCAGACCCGACCACAACAGGATTACCAAGATACTACTGTGTTTTTGATGTTAGTAACTTTTTAATGGCACCTACACCAAACGCTGCTTTTACCGCAGAACTTCATTATTTTTATAGACCTCAAAGTATTACAGAGTTGTCTGATAGCGGTACAACTTGGCTTAGTGAAAACGCAGAAATGGCTTTGTTGTATGGCGCACTTATTGAAGCATACATTTACATGAAGGGTGAACAAGATGTCATGGCAATGTATAATAAACGTTTTCAAGAATCTTTAATTGGTATTAAAATGCTTGGCGAAGCAAAAGAAACAACAGATGAATATCGACGGGGTAAGGTTCTTAGGGAGAAAACATAATGTTTAAGATAGATGTAAGCGTTCCTAAAGATGAATCTTTAGTTCAAGTTAATACAACTCATAATAGGGGTCTTACCCCTGACGAATTGTCTGCACAATGCGTGGAAAAAATTATCGCAGTGTCAGACTCAGCGCATCCAGCAATCAGGGATCAGGCTCGTGCCTTCTCTAAGCATCTGGAGAAATTGGTGGCCTACTATATGAGGCAAGCTATTCACAGTGACCGTACAACTGTGTATAATACCCTCAAGGACGCAGGTCATCCTGAACTAGCCGAGCTTATAAGGAGATTGTAAAATGGCATTTAGCGGCAACTTTATGTGTACATCGTTCAAAAAAGAATTGATGACTGCAACACACAACTTTACAAATGGAAGTGGTAATACTTTCAAACTAGCTTTGTATGATAACAACGCTTCTTTCAACGCAGCGACCACAGCGTACACTACATCTAACGAAGTAGGAAACTCTGGTACGTATTCTGCGGGTGGTGGGACTCTTACAAACGTAACACCAACAACATCAGGAACTACAGCGTTGACTGACTTTGCAGACATTACGTTTACATCTGCAACGATCACGGCTCGTGGCGCATTGATTTATAACGACAGTGCAACGGGAGATCCAAGTGTAGTTGTTCTTGATTTTGGCTCTAACAAGTCATCAACTTCTGGAGACTTTCAGATTGTGTTCCCAACACCTGACGCAAGTAACGCAATCATTCGTATTGCTTAACAACTAAGTTTGGAGTGCCGCTATGGTAAAACTGGTCAATCGTGCCAAGATGACAACCGCCACTACGGGTACTGGCACACTCACATTGGGTTCAGCGGTTGACGGTTTCCAGACTTTTACCGCAGCAGGTGTAGCCGATGGAGATACAGTTAGATACTGTATAGAAGATGGCACAAGTAACTTTGAGCTTGGTTCAGGTGTTTTTACTGCTTCAGGGACGACTCTCACTAGGGTTGTCTCTGAAAGTAGCAACAGTGGTAATGCGATAAATTTATCTGGCGATGCTATTGTGTTTATCACAGCGATAGCTGCGGACATACAACCTACAACTTTTACTACTACTGTTTTTACTGCAACAGCAAATCAAACAACCTTTTCGGTGTCATATACCGTAAATTTTGTTGAAGTATTTTTAAACGGATCTAAACTTTCGGCAGCGGATTTCACCGCTACAAATGGCACTTCGATAGTCCTTGCTTCTGGTGCAACGGTAGGGGACACCCTTGATGTTGTTGCATATGGAACACAGACGATAGCAAATGTTTATACGCAATCTCAATCAGATGCTCGATATTTACAGCTTACAGGCGGAACGCTTACAGGTGATTTGACTGCTACAACAGGGTCGTTCAGTGGTGATCTAACGATTGCAGATAAAATTGTTCACAGTGGTGATACAAACACAGCAATACGTTTTCCTGCGGTTGACACGTTTACCATAGAGACAGACGGTTCTGAGCGTATGCGCGTTAATGCAACAGGGTTACAGGCAACAGGGGATGTTATCATCCCTGATAAGATCATACATGACGGTGATACTAATACAGCGATTAGATTTCCTACGACTGATGTTGTTAGCTTTGAAACAGACGGTTCTGAACGTGCTCGTGTAAACAATACGGGTATTAGCGTAACAGGAGCAGTAGCTCTTACAGGTAGTGTAAGCTTTGCTAATTGGACAATAACAGAAACAGGTGGAAGTTTATACTTTGCAACTGGCGGTACAAATAAAATGAAACTAGACGCTTCTGGCAATCTAGATGTTGTCGGTAACGTTAACACAAATGCAACAATCTCCTAGTGAAAGGGCACGAAGATGGCGATTAAAGTAGGTGGTACAGACGTAATTACTAACGCTAGACAGCTTAGTAATATTGCTTCTGTAGATAGCACAACGGTAGCTGCGTTAGGTGCAGCGGGTGTTGGTGGCGGTGGTGGTATTGAATTAACTACCTCTGAAGCTGTAGTTGAAGGTGACACATTAGCTTTTAATTTTAGTACTGGTAAAGTTGAAAAAGTAGGTCGTACTGGTGGTAATGGTGGGGAACAACCAGTTGAGACTGGCACAAGTAACAAGTTACAAATCTACGATATTATACATATTCCAGAAGCAAATAGAGTAGCTATTCTTGCCACAAAAGGTAATGGTAATAGAATTATTCAAGTTGGTTCGCACAATGGCACTAGTTGGACTTGGGGCACACCTTGGCAAGGAGATAGCGGGGGAGATACAGAAGGTGGTAAGTTAGTTTACGCTTCTAATGCAAATAGACTTTTAGCTATTTATAAAGCAGGCGGTTCTGCTTCAAACTTAATCTACAGACAAGTTTCCATAAGTGGCAGCAATGTTACAAATGAAGGTGGTGGCACTGTAAATACACATAATAGCTCTACTGGCACTGACATGACACATACATATTCAGTCAATGCTGTTTATTCACCAACGCATCAAAAGGTCATAGTTGCTTACAGACAAAACGGTAACAACAATGGGTACGTTCTTAGAGCAGGAACTGTAGGTGCTGCTAGCACATCTTGGGGGAGTGCAAGTTCACCTATATATAATGACCAAGATACAAGAACTTTTGGTATAGCTGTTGACGGTTCTACAATCGCAATGGGTTATTTTTCACAATATCACCAAAAATATTATTTTAGGTCAGCGACATTAAGTGGCACAACCTTTACTCTTGGTACTCATACTGAAATAGGTGGCTCATACAACAGAAGTGTACCTGCAAGAGGGCATGTATTTCGTGCCTCACACTCAAGCACTGCAAATTTGTACGGATATGGAATAGTTAACTCAAGTAATAACGCTTATATGCTTAATTTTACAGCAAGCGGAACATCTGTAAGTCAAGTTAATGACCCTCAAGTTGGGCACATATCAGGTGGTGCTTATTCACAAGGCGCTACTTATTCTTATAATCCTACAGAGGGAAGACTATTTGTTTACTCTCAAACAAACCATCGTGTAGATAGTGGTACACACTCAACGCTTCTATCAACTAATAACAATCAGGATAATGTAAATTTAGCTAGTGGCACCAGTCAGACTATACGCAGTGCAGTTTTTGATCCAGATAGCGGTCTTTCATTTTCTCTTAGAGCTTTTTCAAACGAAAATTATATTTACTATTATGCGCCTCAAACAGATAACTATAATTTTTTTGTAGGCGTAGCTAAAGAAGCTGCATCAGCTAATACCACAGTCAAAATTGCTAACGCAGGGCAAATAGCAACAGGCTTATCGGGTTTAACAGCAGGTTATGCTTATAGAATTAATTATGATGGAGGATGGGGTAGTGCAACTAATATTCAAGCATCACCAGATGCTTTCAACCAAGCTCAAAGAGCAGGTCATAGTGGTGTTGCTTTAACCTCTACTACCATGCTTATGATTAATGACTTTATGCATAACTAGAGGGGATAAACTATGACTAGAGCAAGAGACTTAGGTGATTTTATAGCAGACGGCGCAGCGCCAGAGCTTGTCGTAGATACAACCACGCTCGTAGTCGATAGCACCAACAATCGAGTGGGTGTGGGAACTGCAACCCCAAGTGTTCCTTTAGATGTAGTGGGTAATACAAAGTTAAGAGCAGTAGAGGCAACAGGTGATGTAAGTATTGCCGACAAAATCATTCACACAGGGGACATCAACACAGCGATTAGATTCCCTGCTGCGGATACTATCTCGTTTGAAACGTCTGGGTCAGAAAGGTTTAGAGTAGCTTCTTCTGGACAGCTAGGGGTCGGCGGTGCTAATTATGGTACAGCAGGTCAATTGTTAACATCAGGTGGTAATGGCGCTGCCCCTACCTGGTCAGATGCACCGTCCAGTGGAGCGTCTACTGGTTTTGTGTATTTTTTGAGAGGATAAGAACATGGCTAATGGTCGTTTAGGAAAAGCAAATATAACTCCGTTATCAACAACGGTTGTATATGACAATACAAGTGGCGCAGAAGCATCGGTTACTTTACTTGCAAACTCACCATCTGGATCCGACATGTATATAAGAATAGATGGCACAAATGATGCGGTAATTCTTAATCCTACACTCGTAAGTGAAACATATAACTCTAGAATTTTAAGATATTTTGCTAACAATACCACGTTAGCTACAGGTGCTCCAACCTATCACAGCCGTTTTGCTTTTAAGGATACAACAACTAATAGTAATATAGATCAATCTTTTGAGGCGTATGTTCAGGCTAACACCACAACGTACTCTATAAAGGATAGAGGGCAATATTGGTTAAGTTCACATCAAGGTGCTTCTCGTCCTTATCAAGTACTTGTAGACAGACAGCCGAGCACTGCACCTTATTTTGTAAATTGGGGCGGCGCTGATGGGTATAGATTTCAACTTTTAGCTCAACCAACTGATGCTCAGACTTATTATAATTATACATTAGGTACAAGCACAGCCAATGAGTTAGCTGCTAACAATGCAAATAACTATTATAATGCGGGGGTAACCATAGATCCTTGGGAAACGGATCATCTCTATGGAGTTGCGATGAATACAAATGGTTATATGACCTGTACAGCATTATCATCGTCTGGCGGTTCTTATACTTATAACAGTGTAACTGAAACAAACGAAACTAACACTTGGGTATCTCAAAGGGTAGGGGGTTTTAACGCTCCAACTGCTGATTACAATAGACGAAACTTAATCCTTATGAACAGAGTTTTTTTAACGGACGGTCACGATGGCAATGGCCTAATTGGTATTAATTTCATAGGAAATGCGTTTACTCAGATTAATACTGGATTTACTACTAGAGTCGTAGATGACAACAGAAGAAGGTACGCTTATATTAGCATAACCCAACGAAGGGGTGGCATGTGTGTCTTTTTTGAATACAATCCCGTAGATGAACTTCATTACCTTTGTTTTAATCAAAGTGGTACTTTGTATCTCAAAACTATTAACGCAACGACTGCTTTGGAGGCTATCAGTGATAATCAAACCATCAATGTAGAGGGAGGGGCTGGTTTCGGTTTTAGTAATTCAACTTACGGTTTTACAGACATAACAGATGATCTTACTCTTCCTGCTACAAGCGATCTTCCTAATAGCGACGCAGATGTTGCTTATAGAACAACATTTATAGGTACAACGGCTTCTCCTTTGTGGGTCATGGTTAAGTCTAAATTTGGCTCCACAACTGCTTCTGAATCTTACTATTCAACAGACTTAAAAACTTGGACAGTTTCAACAAGTTTTTATACAAACGGCGATTATAGAGCCGTTGAGAATGATACAACTATTGTTAGCAACAGCGGAGCAGTTACTGCAACAAAGAGCGCCATACTCAACATTGGCGCTGATGGAATTATTGAAGAGAATTTAAATATGACCCAATATGAAAGAACAGGTTTAGTTTTAAGTAATAACGATAGAGTTGTGGTTTTTAACAAAGGCGCGAGCAACAATATTAGTTTCCAAGTAATGGGATATGAAGGGACTTAAAAATGGGTAGATTAGTAGTATCAGGCGGTTCAGGTGGTGGCGGGGGCGGTTCATCTTTAGCCCCATCCACAGGTAATTGGGCAACTGGAACCTTTGGCACAGGACAACTTATGACATTTGGAGGTGCAGGGTCGTATACTTTTGTAATACCTAGTGGAATTACAAGCATAAGAGTTCGTTGTTTCGGTGCAGGTGGCGGTGGAGGTACTTCGACCTCTTATGTAGCAGGTGCAGGTGGCGGCTTTGCTCTTGGTACTTTTTCAGTTACAGCGGGTTCTAGTCATACTGTAACTGTTGGCGCAGGAGGCAATAACAACACAGCGGGTGGAACCTCTTCTTTCGGATCTCTTATTTCTGCTACTGGCGGTGCAGGAGGCGCTTCAAATACCGCTGAAAAAACAGGGGGAAATGGAGTAGGCGGCACTGTAAATTATTTAGGTGGCGGTACACAGGGTAGTTACTCTGGTGGTGGAGGTGTTGCATGTTTATTTGGCCCAGGAAATCCAGGTACTTATGGTAGCAATGCAAACAGTGTTCCTAATGCATATTCGGGTTTAGGTGCTAGAGGTGGCGCAGGTGGTGGACTTGGAGCGAATGGGAATACATATCCTACACAAATAAGAGGCGTAAACTTTGGTACTTTTGGTATGGAGTTTACAGGCGATATAGGAAATCAAACTAGTATTTACAATTATTATCAACTTGTTAAACAGACACAGCCTGTCACATGTGTTGATATGTTAGGCACTGGCCCAGGTGGTGTTGCAGATCAAAGTCACGGTGATGGCATAAATGGTGGTGGCGGACAAGGGGGTTCGAACAGGCCAGGTCGCGGAGGATGGCCTGGTGGTGGCGGCGGAGCAGGTGGCTCTACAAACAGTCACTTTGGCACGGGCGCAGATGGTTGCGTAGTAGTGGAGTATTAATATGTATTGTAGATTAGTAGACGGAAAAGCAGTAGATGTAGTTGAAAATTATGTGGATGCATTTCATCCTGCTTTATATTCAGAGTTTATAGAGTGCCCTAATGACGTACAAGCAGGGTGGATTTACAATGCTGACGAAGATACTTGGTCAGCCCCACCAGAGATAGAAGAAGAGGAAGAAGAATCTTCTGAGTAAACTTGGAGTAGCCTAAATGTTTTTTGGCGCAACATCTATATCTCAAGTACCGATAGGCGATGATGCGTCCGTTACTCGCGTTCTGGCAACAGGCGTTGGTGCAACAGGTACAGTTGGCGTTGTATCTCTCGTTACAGACAACAATCTAGCGGCAGGTGGACTTGTCGGTACAGGTGCAGTAGGCACAGTAGCTGTTGGTGTAGGCGGTGGTATCGCTGTACCAGTAGGCAGCTTGACCGCAACAGGCTCTACAAATGATGTAACGCCAATCACGAATGTAGATGTAAGTCTCACAGGAGTAGCAGGAACTGGAGAAGTTACAGGGCCGACAATTATAGGTGCGGCGTTAGTAAATCTTCCAACTGTTTCTGCTATGTCGTCTGCGGTTGGATCTGTTAATGTAATTATCAACGTACAGCCAACGATCACAGGTCTTGAGGCAAGTGGTAACATACATCAAGTCACTGTAATTGGGGATGCGATTGTTCCTGAAACAGGTTTAGCTGCCACCATGAGTGTTGGCACTGTAACGCAAAGAACAACAGCCGTTATACCTGCTGCATCTCTAGCTGCCATAGGTGCTGTCGGTACAGTTACCGTAAGTGGTGGCTCTTCTGCTACAGTTGGAGGAGTTGCGGCTAGCGGACAAGTAGGAAATGTGTTAGTTTGGAGTAGAATTATTCCAGAAGAAGACACAATCTGGACACAAATAGTAGCTGCGTAGGAAAGAACATGCCAAGTACATATGCAACAAATAGTGGTATCGAACTCATAAGAAACGGCGAGCAGTCGGGTACATGGGGTACAACCACCAATAATAACCTCAACATAGTTGATCGTCTTACTAACGGAGTTGGAACTATTAACTTGGGTTCATCTGGTGCAACACACACTCTTACAACCAGTGATGGGGCTTTGTCAGATGGTCAATTCAAAACTCTTGTTCTGTCTGGGGCAACCCAAGCGTGTACAATTACGATAGCCCCTAATGACGGGCAGCATATATATTTTGTAGTTAATGGATCAGGTCATTCTTGCACATTTAGTTC